AACGGCAGTTGATGATATGGCGGCAAATATTGTAAAAGCCGCGGCGGCAGTTGGAATAGGTGGAGCATTAGCACAATCAGAAGTTAAAAAAGAACCAGCAAAAGAATCTATTGATTATGCAGAAACCTATTTACACTTGTTTGAAGAATATAAGCAACAACAATTAGATGAACTTGGTGTAAAAGATGTAGCCAAGAAAGTTGGAGGCGCCGTAGGCAAAGGTGCAAAAGCAGTTGGTGGGGCTGTAGGCAAAGGCTTAGACAAAGCAGGAGCAGTGGCAGGAGCAGGAGTAGGCAAGGTAGTCAAAGGTGTGAAAGACGTTGGTAGACAAGTTGGCCGAAAAGTAACAAAAGAGAAACTAGCCAAGTTACACAAGAAGGCAGGTTCGCCCACAGATACTGCAAGTATTGTAAACATATTAGCAAGTGCCGGTTTAAGTGATGAACAAATCAGTTCAATTGGTCAAGAAAGTAAAGTAACATTACCAGCACCAACAACTCCAAAAGCAAAAACAGATGCACCAGCAGACGGTGATGCAAAAACAGATGCTCCAGCACAGGCAGGAGGAGATGCTCCAGCACAGGCAGGAGGAGATGCTCCAGCACAGGCAGGAAAAACAGCACCAACTAAAGATGCACCTAAAGACGGACCTAGACTTGCAAACAGAATGGCAGGTGTTAAAAAACAGGGACATACTTGGAAGGGCGGACAATGGGTAAATGATGAAACAGGAAAAATAGGTAGTACAGTAAAATTAGGTAATCCATTAGTAACAAAACTTGCACAGGACATTAAGGCCGGCGGACCTGATGCTGTTAAACAAATTACAAAAATAATAGGTACAGATGTGAAACCAGCACCAGTAAAGAAACCTGTATCAAAAGCACCAGTCAAAACAGCACCTAAGAAAAAAGCAGTTAAAGATGTAGATCCTACAACTCCAGGAGCTCAAAAAAAATACAAACCTATGGCAGGAAACTATGGTATGTCAGGTAACAAGAAACCAAACGTTCAAGGAACTAGAACGTTACAAAGTAAATCAAAAAATCCTAAAGCCTAAATAAAAGGCATCTGAGACTTTTTAGTAGTTTCTAAATTTTCTTTGATTATTTCGTTTATTATTTCTATGTCTTCTCTCGAAAGGAGATAGGCTTCAGAAATTGAAACACTTCCACGCATGTACCAACAAATTCTATACAGCGTATCTTTAAGTTGCTTTACCTCTCCTTCTAGGAGCTTAACCTCGCTTAGGATTTTGTCGAGGGGCCACGCTAAGATCCTTAGACGAAAAAATTTGATTGATCAAATACTATAGGCATCTCGTAAACTTTAGGAGCACCTTTTTCCTGTTCTTCAGGAGTTGATTCGATCTTCAAAGGTTTCTGTGTAAACTTGTCTTTTTCTTTTCCTATGTGATCTGTAATTTGATTGTAAACTTTAGCATCTGCACCTTCAATAAATTCTTTTAGGTGTGCTTTGTTTACAACAGCTTCTGATTCACCGTCAATCTGAATAGCTACTACACTTTCAACAACAATACCTATGTTCATTTCGGTAAGAGCTTTGAAACTCTTTTGAAATGCTTCTAGTTTTTCAGTAGGTTTAGCTTTTTCATCATTTACTATCTGAAAAATTCTTTGTTCTTCAAATGCTTTCACACTCTGTGATGTAAGTGTTTTATAACTGACAGGTTGTATCTGTACAGTAAATCCATCGATTTTAAAAGTATCGACAAATTCTGTATTGGTATAGTTATCCAACAGTTGTTGTAAGTTTAGATCGAAATCCTTTTCGATGTCTGTACCTGGAATCATTCCTTTCATAGGAAGCAATTCTCCATAGCTTGCCATCCTGATTGCTACCAACATTGCATCCATGTCAATAGTAGGAGCCTTCCAAGCATCTTTTACATTAGGAATACAACTTTGTATCACATCAACAGTTGCTTGTCCATTCAACAACGCATCAGGCGTCTTAAAAAGTATTTCGTCTTTTGCCGTCATTGCATAAACAGGATATTCACCAGACTCAGGAGTTTCCAATGCTCCTTTTGGCCAGTATTTTCCTCTGCTAGGCAACTTGATGTAGATTTTCGGTTGTCTTAGGTGTTTCGCAAGTGGATTTTCCGCAGGTGCGTTTATTCCAGCTGGAATACCTTGTATTGTAGTTCCCATATTTGGGTTCGAGTTATCTACCATGTTTATTTCTCCTGCTAAATATAATTAATATAGCATAGTATTTATGGTATCGGATAAACAGAGTATATAATTCATGGCTGACGTAAAAATTGACATTCCAGGTATAGGAGAAGTAACAGCGGATAACGCCGCTTCTGAAAAAACTCTTAGAGATATACTGAAGGCAATTAAGGGTGGAGCCAAATTTGGTGGCACTGGCGGTGGAACTGGTGGCTTAGGAGGCCAAGCAGAAGAAACAGAAAAGTCACTTGAAGGATTAGAAAAGCAATCAGAAGAAACCACTTCTGCTTTGGGATCCTTGAGTAAAGGTGCTATGGGCCTAGTAGGCGGTGCTTTTAATCTTCTAACATCAGCAATTGGTAGCGTAGTAGGTGCAATACCTGGTTTTGCAGGAGAACTGCTTTTCGGTGGTAATAGGATATCGGACTTCGCAAAGCATGTGCCTATACTTGGAGGTGAGTTACAGGCTTTAAGTTCAGCAGTTGAAGGACAGGTTGATGTATTTAGAGAACTATCTACAATAGGTGCTGGCTTCGGTAACAACATGTTTGAGTTGGCAAGTGTTGCAGGACGATCAGCAATACCACAAGAAGAATTTGCTCAGCTTTTGCAATCTAATTCTGAAGGTATAAGAATATTTGGAAATAGTATTCAAGATGGTGCCAGAAATTTTGGTAGATTAAGTAAAGAACTAAGACAAAGCTCAGCAGGTCAAGACTTAATGGCTATGGGTTTTACAACACAAGAACTTAATGAAAATTTAATATCATATAGCGAACTTACACAGTTAAGTGGCAGAAGACAGTTCATGTCACAACAACAGTTGATAGAAGGTTCATTAGAATATTCGAGAGAACTAGATAAGATAGCAAAACTTACCGGTAAGAGTAGAAAAGACATTGAAGCACAACAAAAAGCCGCATCATTGGATATTAGACGACAGATGGCTATAGCTGAAGCTGGAGATAATTTGAGAGATAGATTGTCGCAGGTTGCGGCTGTATCTCCTGAACTTGAAGCCGCATTGGTTGATATGGCCGACGGTGTTGCCAACGATCCGTTGACACAACAGTTGATGGCCAATAACGCAACCTTTAGAGAACAAGCGGCAAATGTTCAAAACATGACGGCAGAACAAGCAAATAACTTTATGAGAAGTGTTGCTGACGATGGTGCCAAGTTTGCAAAAACTTTGGGACAGTCAGGTGTACAAGCCTCAATAGCGGGTGGAACTGCAACTGGTGAATATCTAAAAATTGCTGGACAATTACAAAAAGTACAAAAAACTCAAGAAGGTACAATTGATGCTGAACAGGCCGCTAGAGATAAGATGACAGCCAAAGTTGCTCAGGCAGAAGAAGCACTTAATAATGTAAAAGGAAGAATTATAGCTGACATTGTAGACAGTGGTATATTCAAAAAAATTACAGATACAATAGGTGACTTGATTCCTTCAGTTGAACAAATGGATAGCTATTATACTAAGGCATCTACATATTTTCAAAGCGACATCTTGCCTAAATTAAAAGAAGTTGGTGCGGCTATGATGAAAGTTGATTGGGGCAGTTACTTAGACACTATTACAGGTTGGTTCAGTTCTCTTTCCACAAAAGCTGGAGAAGTGGGAACAGGAATGATAGACAAAATTAAAAGTATGATTACTGGAATCACAGGTTGGTGGGAAGAAGGCGGTAAAGAGAAGTTTACCAAAGCTATGGACGACTTAACTGACTTTTATAATAAACATGTCAAACCTGTATTGGATAAAATACTGGGAGGAGACTTTTCAGGAGCATTTAGTGATATAGGCAACTTATTAAAAACTTTGGCTACATCCGCATTGAAAAGCATGTTTTCAGATTTTGATTGGGTATCTTTTGGTGTTAGTGCCGCAGGATTGTTAGTATTAACATTAACAAAACTTAATCCTTTTGGACTGGTAGCAAGTACTCTAATATCAGGTATAGTTGGATTTATAGGCTGGGATAATATTAAATCGTTCTTTTCCAATTTTAGTTTGGGAGAAGCAATTGGTAATATGTGGCAAAAAATTAAAGACGGATTTTCAGGATTATTTAATTTTGACTTTAAATTTCCAAATTTCAAAAGTTATCTACCAAAATGGTTAGGTGGAGAAGGTAAAAGTTTATCATCATTGTTTAGTGGCGGCGATTCAGCAAGCCAAAATACTCAAACAGCATCAGTAGAAAAGCTAAAAACCGAAAGCGAAGCTTACAAAGAAACAACTGAAATGGCAGAAAATCTTAAACCAAAAAAAGCTGAAGAGCAAGTAGCCACAAATTTAGAGGAAGCAGGTGCAAATGCTATAAATATACAGTTAGCTGAGCTAATAGAAGTTACAAAAAGAAGTAACAAATTGATATCCGCTTTGAACGGTAACGTGATGGCAGGATAGGAATATGATATGAGTTGGAAAAGACATTTTACTACAGTTGATCAATTACAAGGAGGCACAGGAAGTCCTCTAAGTAATACAGGATCACAACCAGGACCAGCTAGAACTAATTATTCTAGTTTTTTGCCTGATGTGTACACAGGAGCACCTAACAGAGTAGAACGTTACGGACAATACAATGTAATGGATCAAGACTCAGAAGTAAATGCGGCATTGGATATACTTGCTGAATTTTGTACACAACAAAATACTCAGAATAAAACTACATTTACCTTGGACTTTAAAACAAAAGGTACAGGCAGTGAAATTAAAGTATTAGAACAATATTTGCAACAATGGACTAAATCTAACAACTTCGAAACACGCATGTTTAAAATTGTGCGTAATGTTTTTAAATTTGGTGATGCCTTTTTTATTAGAGATCCAGAAACTACAAACTGGTTCCATGTTGACCCTGCAAAGGTATCAAGCATTATTGTTAATGAGTCAGAAGGAAAGAAACCAGAACAATATATTGTTAAAGATATAAATTTAAATTTTGTTGACAAAGTAGCAACTACTCCTTATACAACTAATGGAAACGTTACAGGTGGAGGTGATGGTTACCTTACAGGTGGTGTTAGGGGTATGGTTGGTAATACTGGTACACAAAGTAGTTCCTCAAGATTTGGCATAGATAAAAATAAAGAAATTGCCGTAGACGCAAAACACATGGTACATTTAAGTTTATCTGAAGGATTAGATAACAATGCACCATTTGGTAACTCTTTATTAGAATCTATATTTAAAGTATACAAACAAAAAGAATTATTAGAAGATGCTATTATAATTTATAGAACACAGAGAGCACCGGAAAGAAGAGTATTTTATGTTGATGTGGGTAACATGCCGTCACACCTTGCAATGCAATTTGTGGAACGTGTTAAAACGGAAATCCATCAAAGAAGGATCCCATCGAAGACAGGAGGAGGAACATCAGTCATAGACTCAGCGTATAACCCCCTTTCAACCAACGAAGATTACTTCTTTCCACAAACAGCAGAAGGTAGAGGATCAAAAGTTGAAACACTACCAGGCGGTACCAACTTGGGGGAAATAGACGATCTTAAATACTTTACAAACAAACTTGTAAGAGGTTTACGTATTCCTAGCTCTTACTTACCAGCGGCCGCACAAGACGAAGGACAGAGTCAGTTTAATGATGGTAGAGTAGGAACAGCATACATACAAGAATTAAGATTCAACAAATACTGTGAACGTTTACAAAACTTGTTAGTAGAAGTGTTTAATCAAGAATTTAAACGTTATCTATTAGAAAAGGGCGTAAACATTGATATAGCAATGTTTGACTTGTTATTTCAACCACCACAAAATTTTGCAAGTTACAGACAGTCAGAACTAGACAATCAGAGAATAGGAACTTTTGCACAAATACAAGCAATACCATTTATTAGTAATAGATATGCAATGAAACGTTTCTTAGGCATGTCAGATTCAGAACTTGCAGAAAATGAAAGATATTGGAAAGAAGAAAATGACGAAACTCTAGAGAAACCACCAACTGATGCACAAGGAGAAATGAGAGGTGCAGGTATAAGTGGTGCAGGTATAGGAGCAGACTTAGAAGGTGCAACTGATACTGCACCAGAAGGCGAAGATCCAACTGTTACAGCTGGAGCAACAGATACTACAGGTGCAGAAGGAGATGCAGGCGCCGGAGCCGCAGAGCCACCGCCGGAAGCATAAATAATAGCATGATACTTAGAGAATTATTTTATTTTGACAAACAGACTATCGAGCCTATCGAAGATAAAACTTATGATCCTACGGATGATGAAAGTATTATCAAACGTGACGATACACGTAAAACAAGATTAACACTTAGACAAATTAACAAAGCCCGTAAGGCATCTGAAGTTCATGCTGAAGAGCAAGAGAAAGAACTAGACTTTGTCAGACAAATGTACGGGATTCCAGCACAACCAGAAGCAGTATAAAGAGGTAAACCGATGACGGTAGCTTTCGTTATAGGAAATGGCGAGAGTCGTAAGGACATTGATCTTTATCCTTTAAAAAATTACGGAAAAGTTTATGCCTGTAATGCTGTATTTAGACACTATCAGCCAGACTATCTTGTAGCAGTTGACGTGAAAATGATACTAGAGATCAATCAACATAAGTGGCAAATGGAAAATCAAGTATGGACCAATCCTAACAAAGCGTATCACGGTATGCAGGGTTTTAATTATTTTCAACCAAGCAAGGGCTGGAGTAGTGGTCCAACAGCTTTATGGTTAGCAAGTACGCACGGACATGATACAATTTACATACTAGGATTTGATTTTCATGGTAAAAAAGATGAAAAAGGAGAGCGAACAAAGGTAAATAACTTGTACGCAGGAACGCATAATTACAAAAAAGCCCATGAACCACCCACATATTTTGGTAATTGGGAAAGGCAAACTGCGTCAACGTGTGAAGCACACGCTGGAACGAAGTATATAAGAATAGTTGAAGACGGTGATGATTTTATACCTAAACAACTAAAAAAAGTTGCAAATTGTTCTCATATTTCAATAAGTGAGTTCAAAAGATACTATGATATGTAGTAGCATGTCAAAACAGTCTGTTTTGACCCCATTTTCCACGTATTTTATAACAATAGTGTAAATAATAGTAGACAGCCTTACCAACAAACTTAACAGGAGAGAAAAATGGCAGATAAATCCAAATTAGAGCAAATGCTCGAAAAACTAGTTAATAATGACCGCGAAGGCGCGGATTCATTGTTTCACGAATTTGTAATTGAAAAATCTCGTGGCATTTATGAAAAAATGTTAGAAGACGATCTTAATGACATCGAAGTTGACGAAGAAGCTCATGATAAGAAAGATGATGAGAAGAAGAAAGATGACAAAAAAGACGACGACGAGAAAATGAAAGAAGAATCAGACGAAGAAGTTGATGAGTCTTCAGATGACGAAGAAGTTAAAGAAGAGTCAGATGAAGAAGTAGACGAAGCTTCAGACGAAGAAGTTGACGAAAACTTCGGAGAAATTACACCAGAAGCTGACCCAATGGGTGGCGATCCCGCAGACGACATGATGAAAGACATGGAAGATGACGGTGAAGAAGGTGATATGGAAAAAGACGATGACGCAGAAGATATGGAAGACCGCGTTGTTGACTTAGAAGATGCTCTTGATGATCTAAAAGCTGAATTTGAAAAAATGATGGCTGACAAAGAAGGTGGCGACGACATGGATGATGATGACGCTCCGGACATGGATATGGATGATGAAGAGAAGGAAGACGAGGCAATTGAGCCAGCTTCCGATCTTAGCATGGAACAGCCAGTAGCTGACGAAATGCCTTTCGAAGGTAAAAAATCAGAAACTGAGCAAATGCGTGAATATGTAGAAAAAGTTGCTTCACCAAAAGGTGAAGATAACAAAGCTAAAAGCCCAGTAGCAAGTGCTAACAATATGGGTGGAACAGCTTCTAACTTGAACGCAGGTGGAGAAGGTGACACAAAGGGTTCGGCGATGTCAGCAAAAGAAGATAATGCTGGTAACGTAAACGTACCTGGCGGAAAAGCTTCAAAATCAATGTCCAATGCTAAAGGCCACGGCGCTGAGAAAAAAGGCGCAGGCGAAACAGGTGCTGACGCAAAGAGTGTTGTCGGTAGCTAATTGAGGACTAAAGGTAGATGTTAAACTTACTATCAGAGGCACTATCATTCGATCAAGCTAAAATGGTCGTGGAGCATACCGAAAATGAATCAGGTGGAAAAGACCTGTATTTAAAAGGTATATGCATCCAAGGTGGTGTAAGGAATGCTAATCAAAGAGTATATCCTGTTACTGAAATCGGTAGAGCTGTCAACACGCTCAACGATCAGATTAAAGGCGGATATAGTGTACTTGGTGAAGTAGATCATCCAGAAGGACTCAACATAAACTTGGATCGTGTTTCACATATGATCACCGAAATGTGGATGGACGGACCAAATGGTTATGGAAAATTAAAAGTAATTCCAACTCCGATGGGACAGATAATTGACACAATGATTAAAAGCAATGTGAAAGTTGGTGTCTCATCTAGGGGTTCGGGAAACGTTAAAGAAGACGGTAGCGGAGAAGTCAGCGAGTTTGAAATTATTACTGTTGACTGTGTCGCACAACCAAGTGCTCCTGGGGCTTATCCAACTCCAATTTACGAGCATTTGTTGAACAACAAAGGTGGTTATAAGGCAATGAATATGGCTCGTGAATTACATGGCGATGAAAAGGCTCAGAGATATTTAAAGGAATCGTTGGTCAACATTATCAACGGTCTCCAATAATTTAGGAGAAAACAAAATGTTAGATGCACTGAAACAACTCTTTGAAAATAACGCAATTTCAGAGGAAATCAGAGCAGAAATCGAACAGGCTTGGGACAAGAAGATTAAAGAAAATCGACTTGAAGCTACAGCTGAACTTCGTGAAGAATTTGCACAAAAGTATGAGCATGATAAAGCTACAATGGTGGAAGCTATTGATAAAATGCTTGAAGAAAGACTTGGTGCAGAAATTACTGAATTCTCAGAAGATCGAAATAAACTAGGTGAAGCAAGAGCAAAATATGCCGTAGCAATGCGTGAAAACGCAGATCTACTTAAATCTTTTGTTGTGCAACAACTAGGCAAAGAGATCGGAGAATTACACGAAGATCAAAAGTCTATGGCAAACAAGTTCCAAAGATTGGAAGATTTCATAGTTGATTCCCTATCAAAAGAGATAGCAGAGTTTTACGAAGATAAAAAAGACTTGGCAGAAACAAAGGTACGTTTAGTACGTGAAGCCAAAGAACATCTAGCTAAAGTTAAGGGCAAGTTCATCAAAGATGCGACAAAAATAGTAGCAGAAACAGTAGAGAAAGGTCTTACTAAAGAAATTTCTCAACTTAAAGAAGATATTGAGTCAGCTCGTAAGAATGATTTTGGAAGAAAGATTTTTGAATCTTTTGCTTCAGAATATTCAAACAGCTATCTTAATGAGAAGTCCGAAACTGCAAAACTACTTAAAGTTGTAGAGTTGAAGGACAAGCAACTAGCTGAAGCTAAGGTTAAAGAAGTTGAAAAAACTAAATTGGTGGAAAGCAAAGAAGCTGAAATCAAATCAGTTCAAGACTCAGCTAAGAGAAAAGAAGTTATGAATGAACTACTTTCTCCTTTAAACAAAGGACAAAGAGAGATCATGACCGACTTGCTGGAATCTGTACAAACTGACAAATTGCAAAAGCAATTTGACAAGTACATGCCTAGCGTGATTGCAGGAAATACCCCAGCGAAGGAAACTAAGGCGACGTTAACAGAAGGCACACAAGTAACAGGCAATAAAGAAAACTTAAATGACATAGATGCAGGTTCGTCTAACACAGATAACGTGATAGACATTCGAAGACTTGCAGGGATTAATTAAGGAGAAAACAATGTCAGAACTATTAGAAAGTCGCTGGCAGGATACAAAGACTGCACTTCTTGAAGGCCTTGATGGCAATAAGAAAGCTGTAATGGGCGTCACTCTTGAAAATACTCGTAAGTATTTGGCAGAGGCGGCAACAGCTGGTGCATCTTCGGCAGGTAACGTTGCCACTTTAAATAGAGTTATCCTTCCGGTAATCAGACGTGTTATGCCAACTGTTATCGCCAACGAATTAGTTGGAGTACAGCCTATGACAGGTCCTGTGGGTCAAATCCACACATTAAGAGTTCGCTATGCAGACGGCAAAGACGATGTCACTGCTGGTGAAGAAGCTCTATCACCATTCAAGATTGGTGTTGGTTATTCAGGTGGCGGTTCAACCGACAAAGCTGATACTACATCTGCTCTTGAAGGTCAAGCTGGTTCACGTTTAAGCATCCAGATCTTGAAGTAAA